GCGGTTAAAGGTAGGCGAGAATCTATCGAAGTTATGGAGCGCTCTAATTGGGAGCGTACTCGATGGCAGACAGCTTTACTATTAAACGTACATACCAAGAGAGGCAGCAAAATTAAGCCGATTGATTTAGGTGTATTCCCTTGGGAAGAGGAAGAGCAAAGCAAAAAAACTAAGGTTAGTGGCTTTGCGTTATTAGATGGATTAGCTAAAAAAGAATAGATGGCGAAGTTAGGAGATTTAATTGTAAATATTGGGGCTAATACAAAAGACCTAAATAGAGAGCTGGGTAAGGTGCGCAGAAATATGAAGCGCTTTGGCTCTAACTTCAAATCTTTAGGGCGCGACCTTACGCGCTCTGTTACTTTGCCTTTAGCTGCCATAGGAGCAGCAGCAATAAAAAGCGCAGTAGATTTAGAAACTTTAGAAGTAAGTTTTATATCTCTTACAGGAGGAGTACAGCAGGCCTCTGCTATGATGGCACAGCTTAATGACTTCACAGCTAAAACGCCATTCCAAATTGATGCGGTTGCTACTTCAGCTAGGCAACTAATAGCATCGGGTTCAGATATAAGCCAGGTAAATGATCAGCTACAATTTCTAGGAGATATAGCAGCAACTTCTGGCAGCTCTATAGATGATATAGCTCAAATATTTTCTAAGGTACAAGCAAAAGGCAAGGTAGAACTTGAGAGCTTAAACCAATTAGCTGAAAGGGGCATACCTATTTTTACAGCTTTATCTGAGGCAACAGGATTACCCGCCTCTGAGCTAGGTGCAGGGCGTGTATCTGTAGAGCAGTTTAATGAAGTACTAAAGAGCTTTGCCGAGGAGGGTGGATTTGCTGCTGGTGCTATGGAGCGCCTAAGCCAAACTACAGCAGGTAAGTTTAGCACAGCTTTAGACAATCTAAAGTTAGCAGGCGCTGAATTAGTACAAAGTCTAATGCCTACAATAAATAAACTAATTGATGGCGTTACCGCTCTGGCGCAAAGGTTCGCAAAAGCTAGCCCAGAATTTAAGAAAACTACTTTAATTATAGGGGGTATTGTTGCAGCTATAGGGCCTCTATTAGTTATACTACCTACTCTAGGCGGTGCATTATCGGCAGCTTTTGCAGCAGCGACAGGGCCTATAGGTTTAGTTATAGCTGGTATTGCTGCCTTAACTACAGCGTTCTTTTATTTCTTTGATGATATTAAAGGGCCTTTAGTAGATGTAATAAATTACTTTATAGAGCTATATAATAACTCAGTAATTTTTAGAGGTGGTATTCAAATGATTATTTTGACCTTTAAGAATTGGTGGGCTTATATTAAGTTCTTCTTTAATAGCTTTGTAGGTCTAGCGGGCGTTGTCTTAGATTATATAGGAGATCAATTTACAGCTCTAGGGGATATTGTCATGGGTATTCTAACCTTTGATGATGAACGTATAATGAAAGGGGCAAAAGGTATGGCTGATGTACTTACGGGCAGCTTTACAGATGGTTTCGATGTAATAGCAGAAAACGCTACAATTTTAGGTGAGGAGGTAGCAGAAAATTTTCAAGATGCGGTAACTAACACACTTGAGGCGGATCCTGTAGAGTACGTTACTACTGAGGATATGGATGCTGCAAAAGATAAGATACTAGGTCTATTAGATTTTAGTAGCTGGTTTCAGGGTGTTGGTAGTTCAGCTACTACAGCAGCGGAGGGGGTAGATAGTTTACTAACTAAGCTAAACAATATAGGAACTACTACCCCTTTAGAGGGTTTATTCAATGACTTAAACGGAATCAAAGCCGTAGAGGAGGAGGTAATCGAAACTACTAATATACTATCTGATACCTTTGAACAGTTTAGTAGTCAAATAGGGAGCGCTTTTGCTGAGGTAATAGTAGAAGGTAAACACTTTGGCGATGCGATGGTAAATCTAGGTAAACAAATATTAAAGACTCTACTATCAGAAGCTATAGCTAATGCAATAGCTAACGCATCAAGCAATAAAAATTTAGCTAACCAAGCTAGTGGCGGTTTAACTATAGGAGGTTTTATAGCTGCTGCTGTAGCATCAGTTAAAAAAGCATTTGGTAATGTGCCAGCTCTTGCAGAGGGTGGATTAGCATTTGGCGAAACTATGAGTATTGTAGGAGATAATAGGAACGCTGCTATAGATCCAGAGGTAATAGCTCCATTATCAAAACTAAAGGATTTTATGGGCGGAGAAGGTACGCAGGTTTATGGGCGTATCTCTGGAGATGATATTGTAATTAGTAACAGGCGCGCAGAGCGTGACCGCAACAGGTTTGGCTGATGGCTGTAGTATATGCACTAAGTGAGTTTACCGATGAAAAAGGTGTAGATTGGTTGGTTAAAATTGTGGATGGCACTATTTCCACAGGCGATCTAAACCATAGATTTACACTAGGCCCAGATGGATTTAGACATACTTACGATTATGATAATTTTGATAGGTGCAAACCTATACTAGGCAGCAGGGTACAATTTACTCTATTTCATCCAGATGATAATGATGCTGCTTTCAATACTCTTTATGCAAATTTAGATTCAGCAGCAGAGGGTACGTATAGAGTAGAAATATACCGCGATCCAGATAGTGCCAATGAAGCGTGGTGGATAGGCGAAATACTGCCAGAGCAAACAATAATTCCAGATGCCTACCCTCATGCTCCAATAACTATAACAGCAGTAGATGGATTAGCTAACTTAAAAGGAATAGACTATAATAATAGTGGAGCTGCATGGACAGGCACAGACTTTATAGTCAATCATATATACAAAGCTTTGAGCAAAGTACATTGTGCTAATTTCTGGGGGGGCGGTGATGTATTGTGTGCTTTTATGGAGGATATAATAAGTGCAGAATATCAAGCCCATATTTCTAGCGGACAAAACCAGCAGCTTTATAATGCTGCAGTAGAGCATAACTCCTTTTATAATAAAGATAGCAACGGAATAAATCAGTTTTTTTCTGCCTATGAAGTTTTAGAAAGTATTGCCCTTAGTTTTAATGCCTGTGTTTTTATGGCCCAGGGAAAATATTGGTTTATTCCTTTGGGTGCTATTCAGGGCCATGCCTCTAATAAATTAGATATATACCACGAAATAAGAGGCGGTGGAGTAGTTAGCTATAATACCTCTGCTAACGTTACCTTCTCGGCAGCATTCGGAAATAATAGCTCAGATTTTGAAAAACTAGCAGGTTGGGAACGCAGCAGCTCCCCAGCTTTTAAGGAGGTATTAAGAAATAGAGATTATCAAGGGGGCAAACCTTTACTATTAGATAGCCATTATACTGAGGCAAATATAGTAGCGGGTACGGTTGTAAGTGATGAAGATGTGTCATACTCAACAGGTATGCAAATACTTATTCAAGGAAATACATTTTATGAATATGATGGGGATAGCTCTAGTACAGGAGCTGATAGAATAGGCAGAGTTAAACTAAGCATTAAAGTAAAAGTAGGGGATGCAGGCGGTACAGTACGCTACCTTAAAAGGGATGCAGGATTTCCAAACGCCTTAACACAGTATCAGTATTTCTATGATAGCTATGATAGCGCTTCTGCTGATGGTGGTTTTTATGCTGAGGCGCAATATAGCGGTACTTCATGGAACGCATCTGACAATGACTATGAGTTGGTGTCTTTGGAGTTTGATAAAAAAGACGGTGGCCATGTATGGATCCCCTGGCAAATAGCTACCCCTGCACTAGATGCCGATGCCTCTGGTTTGCAAGTTTCTGTAACTATTTCGGGCGTAGATTATGAAGGAAACAATGATGCCGATTTAGTAGATACAAGCGATGCAGATTTCAATATATATGACCTTAGCGCTAGATTATACGATAACGGAAACCCTCAACTAATAGAGAGCGCAGAAATAAAAGCTACAAATCCAGACGATTCCAGATACAACATGGATCAAGGCAAAACGCTCATAGGCGATTCAGTTACGGATGCAGATTTAGGGGCTATTGTTGTAAATAATGGCTCTGCCTATGTTAGTGCTTCTGAGTGGGATAGTCATTTTAATACTGCTAGTAATTTAGGGATAAATGCGCTAGGGGTGCAGGAGAGATTAGCAGCTAATGCCGACGCTATAAGAGTAGAGCGCGGAACTTTATTTAGAACAGGCACTAAATTTATACACCCTTATACTATACTAACTAATACAGCAGATTCAAGTAACTTCTACCAACTAACAGGCATTAGCTTTGTTGCAGCTCGTTGTGAATATGATATAGAGTGCATGTATTTAACTCGTAATGCAACAGGCATAACGGTAGCCCAAGACAATGTAAAAGGCCCTATAACTATAGATAACATAGTTGCAGACTCAGACCCAAAAGGCCCTGCAAAAGGTACTATACCTGCTGAAAGTACAGCCAAGCTATTAAACGTTAATACAGATGATTATGGCATAAGTGGGCTAAAATGTACAAATGGCTCTAGTGGTACAAATACTTTAGTATTACCATCATCTTTACCTTCGGGCAGCAACAGGCAGATATTAGTTTTAGGCGCAGATGGCCTTTTTAGGCATATAGCCAGCTCCTCAGCAGGTGATGTATTAAAAATGAACGATACAGGAATCAATCCAACTTGGGCTAGCCCTGTTTTTGGTTGGTTTAACCACACTACCTTAATGAAGGTGCTGCCTACTGAGTTTATGGCTAATGATGATGGAGGCGCTGCTGTTCTGGAAGATGATACAACTGATAAATTAGGTGTGCGCTCAAGTAACAGAACAACGGAAATTTTTGTAACCAAAGCAATCCCAACAGGATATAAAGTTACACATGTGCAAGTTTATGCTAGTGTATCTACAGCATCAGCAGTAACAATTAGGCAGTTTGACCAAACAACAGGCGATTTAACAGGAACAACAACAGGCGCTTTCAATAGTAATATTGATACTCACGATATGACCAGCAGCGATACAGCAAACATTATGATAAAGTGTGCAACAGCTAGTAGTCCGCCTATAATTTATGGGGCAGATATAACAATTATAGCAATATGATGGAGAGCGGAAAACTTTGGGGTATTAACATATTATGGGCAGGTTTTAGCGCTGCAATGCTAAGCGAATGCCTTACCTGGGGGCTAGGTTTAATAGGTGCAATTACGCTAATTTGGTTAAATATAGAGGGCATAATAACACACCGTAAAAACAGAAGGAAATGAACGCTATACCATACCTTTTAATCATTATGCTGGGAATGGCAAATTGTAGATATAAGCGCCTAACATACAATCAATATGATAGCCATGATTTATTGTGTATTTTTATAGCTATAGTTGGGGCATGCGTTACTTTGTTTTAAGCGAGTTTGATAGCCCTGACTCTCCAGGTTCAGGAGTTAATATGGATAGCGATTTTTTAGAAATGCTAGACAAAGCAAGAGAGCGCGCAGAAGTACCTTTTAGAATTACTAGCGGTTATAGAACGAAAGAGCATAATAAGGCAGTAGGAGGTGTAGAAAATAGCAGCCATACATTAGGGCTTGCTGCTGACATATCTTGTGAAGATAGCGCTAGGAGATACTTAATTATAGAGGCGCTTTTATATGTAGGTTTTAACCGCATCGGAATAGCGCCAACTTTTATTCACGTGGATCTAGCAATAGATAGGCCACAAAATTTAATATGGACTTACTGATATGAAAATACCAAATTTTACCCTAGCATTAGCTAAATTTGACCTTACACAGATATTCAAGGATAAGCGCCTAAAGTGGAGCGCAAAGCGTACCAGCGCAGGCCTTATAGTTATAACTGCCTGCCAGCAGATTGTAGAAAACGGATGTACCTGGCCTAATGTTATATTATGCCTTATAGGAGTTTTACCTATTTGCCTTTCATTTTTTGAGAAAGATTTTGTATCTTGCAAGTCTTGCAATAAAAAGTAGCAGGTTTTTCATTTTGATTTTGGCAGGGGTTACATTCGGTTGGCCCCTTTGCTTTTGCACAAGGTTTCGTTAATAACTTAATTTGTATGTAGGACATTTAGCGCCCTATAATTGTGGCGTAATTAAAAACCTACAAAATGACTTTTTTACAAAACAACTATGAGCGCGAGGCAGCAAGCTCACAATACTTAAAATTGCAGCCAAACGAATCAGCTACTATTAGAATCATATCTAAAGCTGTAGAAGGACTACAAACTTTTATGGATAACAAGCCACTGCGCTGGCCCTTCGATGGAGAGATGCCTAAAAAGGCGTACAAATCAGAGGATAAAGTAAGGCCCTTTGCTGCCTTTAATGTTTGGCACCATGAAGATAGTAGATTTAAGATTTACTCATGCTCTACTCGTAGCATATTACAGGAGCTAGCTAACCTAAGCGAGGTAGAAGGCGACCCGATGACCTACGATCTTAAAATAACACGCAAAGGAGCTGGATTAGATACTAAATATTACGTAAGAGTAGAGAGCAAAGAGCCATTAGATTTAGATATACTAGATCTAGCGCAGAAGTTTAATGATAAAGTAGATTTAGGGCAGCTATTTGAGGAGGGCGGTAATCCGTTTAATGCCTAAGCTATGAATATCAAAGACGTTAGATTATCATTTAGCTCATTAAAGCAATTTAGCAAAAGCCCAGCGCATTGGGTTATGTATAAAAAAAGGGAGTACAAACAAACCGCAGCCATGCGCAGGGGTTGGCTTACTCACCTGCTAACCTTAGAGCCAGAAAAGCAAATAGGCCTACAGATTATTGACTGCCAAACAAGGGCAACAAAAGCGTATAAAGAAGCTGTAGCAGAGTTTGGAGATCAGAAGGTATTTACGCGCAAAGAATATGACGAAGCTCTAAATTTAGCTGAGGCAGTTATGAGCAACGCAATGGCAAATAAGCTCATAACAGAAGCTAACAGAGTAGAGGAGTATATACAATTTCAGCTCGATGGTGTGAATTTTCATGGGTACGCTGATGTAGTAGGAGATAACTACATAGCAGACCTTAAAATAACGGATAACGAGCCAAGGAAAATACAGCGCTGGGTGTTAGATAACCTTTATCACATGCAACTAGCTTTATATGCGCACGCTATTTTTAATTCTGAGGCCGAAATAAAGCACTATCTAATCACTTGTGACCCTAGTGCACCTAATGGCGTAATAGTGTACGAAATGAGCTTAGAAATGGCTCAAGACGGATTTAATAGGGCTAGATTGGAGGTGCAAATGTTCAAAGATTGGTATAGGGGCTGGGATGGCAAAAAAACGCCTAAAAGCTACGATTACTTAGAGCCATTAAATAACCCAATGCTCCTAGAGCTGCCAACATGGTACAAATGAATAACACAGAATTGAAAGAATATATAAAAAAGATATATGGCTCACAGCAGGCCTGTGCAGATGCTCTCGGAGTAGATAGGCGAACGGTTCATAGATGGATTTACGAAGATCCTAAGCGTATGATACGCTACGCTGATACTATAGTAAAAACCGCTGATACTACAAAAATTCAGCTTATAGGAGAAATACTATATCAAGATGAGCAATTAAATGGCTAAAGAGTTTACAGGGGTATGGGTGCCTATAGAAATTTATCAGGATAAAAGGTTAAATCCTACAGATAAATTTATACTAGCGGATATACTTACACTTAGTGAATATTACAAAAGCAATGATACAATAGCTATAGAGGTAGGAGTTTCTAAGCGTACCGCCACACGATCAATTAAAAAGCTAGAGGAATTAGGGTATATAGAAACTCACTTTAACGGTAGATCAAGGATAGCCAAAATGACCACCACTATAGCCAAAATGGCTAAGCAGACAAGCCAAAATGGCGAAGCTGCCTCGCCAAATCGACTACATAGTATACAGAAGAGTAAACAGAAGAGTAAACATATTAGAATAGAGAGGCCTTTTAAGTCAAAAGAATTTGATGAGATGTGGGCTATATGGATAGACGAGCGAAAACAGCAGAAAAGAAAAAAATACACTCCCAGAGGAGAGCAAGCAACACTACATAATTTACAGAAAATATCAAATAACGATGAAAAACAAGCAATTAAAATCATCCAGCAAAGCATCACCCAAGGGTGGGCGGGATTATTTGCTCTCAAAACAGGAGCAAAAAGAAACGAGCTTAACACTAAACAAGCACTTAGCTGGGCTAGTGGAAAATAGCAGACAAATAGCAAGGCAACATACAAGCGCCTCAGCATTTGAGCAGGGCCTAGTTCTGCAAACAGCAAATAAGCTAGATGGAGCAGCTACTAAATTGCTATTATTAGCAGAATTAGAACGCCTAGTAAGAGCGGTAAATGCTACGCGCTCATTTCAGAGCCAAGAGGATCTACAAGATGCGGTAGATGATATTATAGAGATATTCCCTAGCTTAAAAATTGAGGAGATATTAGTAGCATTTAAGATGATAAGACAGGGCAAATTTGAGCTATTTGGCAATTTGACAACTAACACACTAATAAAATGCCTAAATAAGTACGAACTAGAAAACACAATACCCCTAAGAGAAAAACAGCACACCCACCACCAGGGCGCTATAATGCCTCCTCACTTTGCTTATATAGATTGGCAGAAATTAGG